GGATATGTCGATCCTGGAAGCCGTCCTCGAATTGAGAAGGCGATGGGAACCGAAGTATTGGTGCATCGAAAATGTGATTGGAGCCATTCCCCACTTTGAGCCATACCTGGGGAAGCCGTCCCAGATCGTAGGGCCGTTTGTCCTATGGCACAACCTCCCCCTGGTCGCGGTGGATTACTCCTTCAATCATACGAAGGCTGACCAGGACACCTGGTCATCAAATCCCCTTCGCGCCAACCTCAAGGGAAAATTACCCCTTGAGATTTCTGAAGCCGTCAGGCGGGCCGCTGAAAGCCCTACGCTGGGGGAGTTCTAATGACTTCAATCATCAAGTCGATTTCCCTGGACCTCAAGACGGCATCCATAGCGAAACGAGTTCCAAATTTTTCCCGATTCGTGCGCGAATGCCTCATGCGATGGGACGCGCTCCAACGCACCCCTGACTGTCCCGTCGAACGCCTGGGCCATACGGGGGCCATCGTCGGAAATCATTGCATCCCGGCGCCCACCCGGATATGTCTGAAGCATTGGCCTAACGGCACTCCCAGGATGGAGGATTGGCGGGAGTTCCGAAGTATGGTCGAATTCGACGGGTTCCATCAGGACCGCGACCGGCTGCTTCAAGCCTGGGACTTTCTTGCTGACTTCAACAGTCCTGAAGAATGGATTCAGTTTCGCGCAGAATTGACCAATGTCGAGCAAATTGAGTTCGAGGACATGAAGATTGAAGGGAATGCCAAACCACGTGCCCGGAAGAAAAAGTCGAAAATCAAGCGATTATGGTCAGTTCTATGGGCCAAGAATAGGTGAAATGACCCGCCAGGGTGGGGGTATTTGCGTCTAAAAAGTGCCGCCGCCGCCGCTGCCCTGTGAGGGGCTGCCAAATGGATTCAGTGAAGCAGCCGTCTCCTCCAGGGTGTTCATGAACCCAATCAGGCCAGCAACGATTCCAATGGTCACCTGGGGGGAGATTGTATCTTCGAGGACATTCCCTGCAGCATCCACCGCCGCTTCACCGACTTCAACAGCGGCGGAACCCAGGGCTGCACCGATGAAGGGATGCCCGACTAGCAAGCCCAGGAGTCCTCCAATGGTCATCCCAACCAGGTTCTGAGTCTCCAACCAATCGCTAACTTCGGCCGGAGTCATGTCTGCCACGATCGCCCGCCAATCAGGATCCAGGAGTTGGTCGAGCTTGTAGGCGATATAACCCGCCAGCCCCAGGAGGAAGACCGGATTGCCCAGGATGCCGCTAACCGTAGTCCCAATCTTCCCGAAGGTGTATGACCATTGCATATCCTCAACCAAGGTGCGCTCCTTAGCGCCCAGGGTGATGCGGTGTTCAACCACCTTCTTTCCATCAACAGGGAGTCGAGGCATAGCCCCTCACAAGTCCTCGAGGATGCCTAAGACGTTCACGACTAGAGCCGCCGCATTAGCCAGGACGGTTGAGATTGCTAGCGTGCACGGGCCAGGGATTGGATTATTGTTCCATGAATTGCTCTGTGGGACCGTCAAAGGTGTGTTCACTGTCTGCGCTCCTCCCGCGATCGGGTACAGCCAATTGATGCCGCCGGTCGAACCGTCCACCGTGACGTTCTCGACGCCCTGGGATGCGGGTATCAGATTGATTCCATATCGCTCGCCCGAATCGCCGCCATAGTATGAAACGCCTGATACGAGTAATTTCTTTCCTTCCGGCACAGAACCGATAACGAAATTCTTAGACGCGTCGGCTCCGGCCGGAACGGTTCCCTGCCATTGAACGCGAGTTCCCATTCGCTCACCGCTTCTCTGCCCATCGGACGATATCGCGCATTCGCTTAACGCCCATCAGTTCACAATCAAAGAGAAGTTTAGTGGCCTTCTTGACCTGGGCCTTTTCGCTTTGACTCATTATCTTGAGTCGGGCTTTTGCCCTCCTGGAAATCGGCATTAAGCATCCGTCCTGAACACCATTCTTGAGTTCAGGGCGACCGGAATTCTGCAGGGTTGATAGGTTGCAGCACAGTCACCCGCAGAAGCCGTGAAGCCTACTGAACCGATAGGAACCCCCGATCCGTCGAGGACATAAACGGGGGATTCTGCTTCGGCGTCATTGGCGCCGGGCATAGCGAACCAATGCGTGATTGTTCTTCCCTGGAGTGTGAGTCCCAGGGAGGAAGACCCGTCCAGGATGCTGACTAATTCCTGTTCGCCGCTGCCAGATACTGTCTTTGAAAATATATGGTATTCGCCGGAGCTGCAAGCCACAGTCACGGCGGCGGTCCTGGTGGCCGCTGCATTGACCAGGGCTTGAATGGAATCACCGCTGGCAATTGACTTAGAATATGGAAGCGGAGCCGGAAGTCCACAGTTCCCGCCGGAAGTCCCTGCTCCACCGCCGATGGGAAGGCCCAATTTTATTTTTCCCGCACTCATCACAAATGCGTATATGAAGTCATTTTCACACTGTAGGCCAGCGCGAGCCGCGACGAAATTTCCATGCTGTTGAGTGGCGAAAGTTCCGAAGACCTGGGCCGACCCTACAAAATCGGGGTCTGTGAAAATCTCGTCCTGGGTGGCTTCGGTAGTTGCTGAGTTGTGAAGTGGGACGACTCCGAAGCGAGAGGATATTACAGTTCCATAACAATTTACATTTGCCATAATTTCACAGCCTGATGCCCTTTCCAAGTGCTGGAACAATTATATTTCTATTTACTGAAGATATAGGTCCGCGAAGGAGGCGCTTTCCAACCTTAAAGCCGACAGCCGTTGTGAATCCCGCGATCGCCATAGGGAGTAGGTTGTTTTGAAAGTTCATTCCCATTTGAGTGAGTGCGGTGCCTGGGTTGGTCGCCAGGTCGCCCAGGGAGATTTCCCCTGCCCCTGATACCTCTAAGCCATCCGTTTGAGTGCCGTTCATGCCCGAAGACATTTGAAGAAATTGACCCTGGAAAGAACCTTTGAGGTCGGCATCCCCTGTGATGAATCCCCAAGGTGAAGTCCCTGCGATTCCTTCAGTCATGATCGTGGCATAGGCCAAGGCTTCGAGGCCGTTTAGAATGCTGAAAGATTTCCTGGAGCGTCGGCGCTTCGCCTTTCGTCGTGCCATCGAGTTCAACCAGGGGGGAAACCTCGGTTATAATCTATCCCGAAAATTTACCGTCAGCAGCTCGTAAGACTTCCACAGGGTCGCCCTGGACAGTTTCGGATAACTTCGACTTCAGCAAATCCGCAAAAACAGCCTGGATCGGGTTGATGGGTTCAAAATCCCCAATCCCCTGGGCGATAATTCCCTGCAGGGCTTCCGCTAACTTCCGGTCCAGGTCTGAAACCGCCGACTGAACCGTCAGGGCGACCATTCGGGCCAGCCAAATAGAGAGCAGTATGTCGAAAATGAGCAGCCCTATAATGAGAGGCTCCCAATCCATACCCAACCGGACCTCGACACAGCCCTAAAAGTCTCCCAGGAGGAGGAGGAGGAGGAGGAGGGTTAGCCTACTACTACTACTACTACTAATAATTCAATAAAAGAGAGTGTTTTTACATAATTATTAAAGGTGAACACTCGTAGGGTCATTTGGAGGGAGTCAGACGCCGCACCCATCATTCATCTTTTTCTGTGCATCCCAGGCGCCCGACTCCTTCCACCCCTAAAAGTGAAGTGAAAGTGATGAGTTGTATATGCGAAATAGTTGGTATGAAAATCTGTTTGAAGTGCTTGACTCCAAAATATGAGTTGTGCGGCTATGTGTGGGTGAGGGTATGAGCCAACCCGACATATTCCAGGGCCAACGAAATATTGATTTCGGCACTCCCAGATCGTTCATGGCCTTCCTGAAAGAACGCTTCTTTTGGGAGCCGGACCTGGACGCCGCCGCCACCGTTAGAAATACCAAAGCACCCAGGTTTTACAATCCTCATCAGGACGGACTGACTCACCCCTGGAATGGTCAAGTCTGGCTCAACCCTCCCTATGGTCGCGAGCTTCCGAAGTGGCTTGAGAAGTGTGCCTATGAAATCAAGAATAACGAACGGTGCCAGGCGATATACTGCTTGATTCCCGCCAGGACAGATACGAAATGGTTTCACGAAATCATAATGCCTAACGCATACCTGGTCTATCTCATCAAAGGGCGGTTCAATTTCGTCCATCCTACCGCCGTTAAGGGGGCCAATGCCCCCTTTCCCTCTATGCTGGTTGTATGGCGTAGGCATCGCCTCCCTGACTGTGGAATCACTACCCTGGAAGTTCCCAAGGAGGCGAGAGGGTATGATTGATGCGAGCCAACATAAGTTCGTGATGTTCGATGCGTGTTCCGGCCTGGGGGGAGCGAGTGAGGCAATGGTTCAGAATCACCGCTGGTTAGTCATTCGTGCCGACTCCGACCCTGCAGGGGTCTTAGGGGCTGTATGGCCCCCCTTCACGCATAAGTTCGATGTGAAGGACATTGCATGGAATCGGGATGGAATGCACTTTGTTCAACCTGGGGATATGACCCTGTTTTGGGCCAGCCCTCCGTGCACTGAGTTCTCCCAGGCGTTTGGGGCGCCGGGTCCGGTCGCAGCTCGCGCCGGTGAAGACTTTGAACCGGATATGTCGATCCTGGAAGCCGTCCTCGAATTGAGAAGGCGATGGGAACCGAAGTATTGGTGCATCGAAAATGTGATT